TACCTTGATTAAGAGCTCTTGCAACAGCCATATAATCTTTCTTATTTTGACCTGTTTCTTTCTTTGCAAGTCTTGCCATATTCTTTTGAGCGAGATCTAAATCTTGAGCATAATCTTCATTTACGTTTTCTGATGTATCTAATTTCTTCAACCATTTAGTGATATCAGTAAATTTACCATCAACATAAACAGTATATTGTTTACCTTTCTTTTCACTATTTTTTAAGATTCCCATACTATTGGCCAATCTTTCTGCTTTAGTAGCAGACTTTAAATCAAAGAATGATAGTGCAGTTTTAAATTCACGTAATTCTTTAAATTTTTTCATTAACTTCCCCTTACTTTAGCAGCAAGGTCTTTATCTGCCCCGCCCCATGTTCCTTTTGATTTTGTTACAAATGAATTAACTCTCGCTAATCCCCACTGAATTGCAGTTGTTCCAGGTCTGTGTCCTGTTCTCCATGCAGCAACTCCTCTATCAAATACTTTCTTTAATATACCAATTGGCATACCAGTTTTTTCTGCTTTTTTCTTTAATGCAGCATTTGTATCTTCAACTTGAAAATCTTCAAATGTGAGGGTATTTTCTCCAAACATTTGTTGATATTTTTTAGTATGCTTTGATGGCTTAGTTTTTGCAGTTGCATCACCAGGTGCAGGCTTATATGCTGCTGGATTATCATCATCCATTTTAGCGCCTTTTTTAAAGTGTGCATCTCTTTTTGATTTTGTTGATTTGGACATCTCTTTACCTTTAGCGTCTTTTGCATAATATGCTTTAGGTTGAGTTCCTTTTTTGTCTTTAATATCTGGATCTTGAGCTTCTGCGTATGGAGTATCTTTACGATATCTATCTAATAATTTTTTAGTTCCTATTTCTCCTGCTCCACCTTGCTCTACTAATTCGACCTCATCAATCCAAACTCTTTTCTTCCAATCTCCAAATTCTACTACTAAAAAGTTTGTCCCTAATTTAGTAATTGTTCCTTCGTTAGAAGATTCTTTTAATTTTACTTTGTCCCCGATATTGTATAATGTGCCTTTTACGTATGCTTCTCTTTGATTCGAAACTTTAGGTAAATCAATATGCTTTACTGATTCTTTCTTAAGACCCATACCCTTTCGAACTGCATAGTATAAATCTAATTGAGAACCTCCAGGCATTTCGGGAACTCCGTTTGAAAATGTTTGAATATCTCCTGCAGCTGCAGCAGCTCTCATTTTTGAAGCACTCATTCCTGATACATCGTCATTATCAGGATCTCTATCTCCCGCAGAAATTACATTGATTCCATCTTCAAAATTATAATAGCCATGTCTTGATTTTACATCATTATATCTTTTTAGTAGATTATTAAATTCTTTAATTCTATCAGAACCAGCAACCATTACGATTCTTGTATAACCTTGTTCATAAAGTTTTACTGCGATATCTAATACAGTTCTAACATCGCTGTCTGCCATAACACTACGTGCATATTTAGGAAACATCTTTCTTAAGAATTTTACTTTATCTTTAAATTTAAGAGGATTCTTTTTAGGATCTTGAGATTGTGATGCGTATATTCTAATATTAGCTGAACCAGCCTTTTTCTTTAAAACATCAAAAAGCTTTTCATGTCCAATAGTAGGCGGATTAAACCTACCGAACACGAAATACATTTCTTTTCGTTCTTCTGTTACGTATTGACTAAAACTTCTTAATTTCATTTCTCACTTATCCCTGTCCCATCGGAGCATTACTATTTTTCTTAAGTTTTTCTCTATCTTTTAATTTAATTCCTGGCAATAGCTTTTTAGCTATTTTAGCAATTGCAGCTTTCTTTTTATCTATTTTCTTTTCTAAAGCTTGCCTTCCAGAGAATGATAAATCAGCTTTATTCTTATCTTTTAATATCTTTTTGATAAGAATTTCTCTAGCTTGTTTATTAGCTCTTAACTTAAGTTTTTCAGGGGAAGCGAGTTTTTTTGCAGCCTTTTTTCGGCCTAACATGATTTTAGCACGATTGCGCTTAAATGCTTGTTTCATTTTCATTCGTTGAGCCATCGTCATCGCTTCAGATAAATCTGGCGACTCAGAGTTCTCTTTTTCGAATTGTTGAAATGTTTTCATTTAATCCTCGGTTACCCATTAGTTAGGATTATCCCAACCTTTAATAATATCTTTGCTAAAATTGTTGGTAGAAAATTCCATTCTATCAACAAGCTTAACTGCTCCACCTTCCATACGATCTATGGCAACAAAACCTTCGGGGTTGGTTACCTTAAATCCGGACTTAGTTTTAACAAACGTTCCTATTTTTGAAAGCTTGTTTAGTTTATTTATAATAATTAATTTGCTATCGATCACATAATTTTGTAATTCGAATACTTTTTCTAAGTTTTTTAGATTATTTTTATCAAAAAACTTTAAAATATCGTCTCTTTTTGCAATTTGTATATCTTTTCCAGCTTGACTACTTCTTTTATCAATTTCTTTTTGATATCGAGCATTAACCCACATAATCAAACCAATTGCATGTTTTTTAGTATCTGTAATTCTTTGCCCTTCTCTTACTTTTGTATTATTGTAAATATTAATTAATCCATTTAATTCTTTATTAGATTCAATTTCTTTTAGTGTACTTGAAGCAATTTGTTTAAATACTTTACCTGCAGCTGATAGTTTCTTATTAATTAAATCTGTTTCAGAACGAGTTAAAGTTACTGTACCTGATAAATCTGGTAAAGTAGCATCTTGCATCCAAACGCTTTTTGATTTTTTTAATTTAGGTACAATCTCTCTACCAAACTCTGCTTTCATCGTTTCGAATGTTGCTCCAGAGTATGTAGTATGCCAAACAATTCCGATCTTAGCTGATCTAATCTCCTTAGCGAGAGAACTGTCATCAGGTACTGCATAAGCGATAGTGTTAGGATGAAACACAATATGACTAACTCCATTAATCTTCTCCTTTTTTAGATCTGATGAGTCAAACATAAAGTCGCCTTGAATCACGCCTTTGATACCTAAATCTTTTAAATTGTCAAAAGCTAACTTTAGTTTTTTAGATAAATCTCCACTTGTATCTGCATCTATATCTGCGTGTGATTTATAAATTTTAGGATTCTTTGCAAAGATTCCTTTTTTTGCAACGAAGAATTCTCCAGTTTCTGGATCCTCTCCTGCGAAAACGGCGGGGGCGCCGTCCCACTTGACCGTAACGTCTACTGCAGATTTCGCGTTACCTTGTAACATATCTCGCAACGACCTGAGTGCGATGATAGCTTGGCGCGCCCCCTTAACTCCACCATCAAGAATTAAATCCTCAATGTGTGTCATATGAGTATTTTTTGATTCTGTTAATGGTACGTAATTTTTAAATGATCTCATTATTTTCCTACCTTAACGTAAACTGATGCATCAGTACTTCTTGAACCAGCATAGTTCACAAAATGTGTTACAATATTATCTGCAGTTCTTCCACCAATTTTGTCAATTATATAACAAACGTATATTACACCTAATTTTGCTGATATCCAAAATTTATCTTTTGTTTCTAAGTTTTTTACAAAATCTTCAAAGCTATCGTTTTTATAAAAATGATTATACATTCCCCAAAACAATTTAATAGCTCGAAGATCTCCTTTCTCAATTCTTTTTGCTTTACCAAAAATACCAGATTTAAACGGTGGTAATTTTTTTCTAGTTTCCCTTTGAATAAAATCTGACATTGGGCCCCAAGATAATCCACCACCTCTAGCATTTTTACCTTTAATTTCTGCTTTCACTACTTCACCATTTGCATTATCTTTTAAATTCATTTCTCCGCCATCAAACTTAATTGTACCAGATTTTGATGACCAAAAATCTCCGCGCATTGCTCCTTGTAACAATATACCTCTATATTTGTATATCTTTGCATCAGGTGGATATTGATTATTAAATTCTTTTAGTGGAGGGGGATATTTTGTTTCAGGACCTTTTAATGATATACCAACTAATCTTCTATCATTAAAATGTTTAATTAAAGCCTGATTAAGTGTATTTACAGTATCATCAGGCAATTCTTTTGATACATTAAATGATTTATCAATTGCCCATATATCACCGGGATTCCACTTATCATCTTTAAGTGGACTAAATCCCATATTTTTAAACGCTTTTGTTTTTATCGCATAAATTTCTATCATATCTCTACTTCCTCGATGGAAGATATGATTTTTATTTACATAACCCTCTTTAACTAAAAGTTTTGCAATATTATATGATGAAGTAAACCAATCTCCTTCTAATGCTAGAAGATTTTGTTCGCTTTCATCTACTTGAACCTTTCTATAGGCTTCTTTTAAAATATCATAAGTATAATATGATTCATCGTGGATTCCATGATCTAGCATTGCTTGTATCATTAACATTGGTGTGATTCGGTTAATTTTGTATTTGCAGATCCACCACCTGCACCTCCAGTACCACCTCCAAAAACTTTCGATTTTGCCATCTGACTTAATGGAACCATTGATCCATCGGTACTTACAAAACTAATATTTGAGGGATTTGTTTCAAATTGGTTTAACTTTTGCATTGCGTCATCAATATCACCAACAATAAATGTTCCACCATTTTTCAACTCAAGTGGTTTTTGATCTTTGATTAAACGCCTTAAAATTTCTATACGAGGAACTCCCGTATTTGTATTCGGCTTTTGAAGCTCTTTTTGATTTAGAGCTTGTGCTTCATTTATTTGAAATGTTTTTAAGGTAAGCATAGTAGTCCTTTTAAATCTTATACTACTATTTATACAATTTATGATTTAAGTTTTGGTCTATAGTTAGTATTAGGCGTTATATTTCCTTCATTATCCATCAAAATTACGCCAATCTTTTCTAAAAGACT